CCTTCAGCACGGCCTTGCGTGCCGCCAGATGCTTCGGTCCCGGTTCGGCCGGCCATTCGTTGAGCAGCAGTTCGGCGGCCCGGTTGTTGTTGCTGACGTTGAACGGTCGCCCTGTATCAGGCCGCTCGATACGCACTGGCTTATCCCACCATCCGCCGCCTACCGCCATGACGCGCACTCCATACAAGACGAGTCGAGTCTAGGGCGGCGCTGGTGGAAGTGGAGTCCCGTTGGGTGAAGATTCGCGGCGTTCAAGCTCGCGTTCGACGGCTTCGCGGATGAACTTTGACATGCCGTACGTGCCGACAACCGCCTTGATGCGCGCCATCAGGTCATCGGTGAGATACACCTTCGTCTCTTTCACGTTCAGCGTCGGTCGCCCCATCTTCGTGGGAGTATCCGGGTGCGATGCGGCTGTCAATTTTTGTCCCTATTTAGTCTTGACGCGATAATTGTCCCCCTTTATATAAACAGGGACATTTATGGAGACAAGGGAAATGAGCATCGGCAACGCTTGGAAGCACGCTCCAGCGCGTCAAGCGCGCCTCCAACAGGATATGCAGAACCCCGAGTACATGCGGCGCAAGGAACTTTACCGTAAAGCGCGGGGGCGGGAGGCAAAGGCACTCGTTGCCAACTGGAACATCGATTGGAACCTTGCTGGCCGGCCTGCAGACTTCCCAGATTTCAACGAATGGAAGCGCCTGCGCAATGCAAAGGGCCGGCCATGATCTGCCCGCGCTGCAAACGCAACGTAAACCTCATGAACAGCTATGGCGAAAGCCAGCTTTATCGCTCGTATCATCGCATCTGCATGGGCTGCTGGAACGCTGAAGCCGATGAGATCGATCGTTGCGGCAGCAACAACCTGCCAGAAACGCTAGCATCCTACGGCCCGCCAAATGACTTTGAGGATGGCCCCGATGACTATTGACCGCGAAATGCAACGCGCCCTCGAAGCAGACGGCGAGAAGCTCCGCCAGATCACCGGAGAGGATCACGGGCCGCACTTCCTCACCGACGATCCCTATCCCGGACAAGCTCCCTGCCCGCATTGCTTCGAAAGCAGCGGCTATGTCTGGGAGCATGGCAACGACTGGAACTCGGGACCATGGAGCCACCAGACCAACATTCCGTGCAAATATTGCCACGGGACGGGCTCGTTCGACGCACCGCTTGTGACGCTGGACGATTTGGAGGAGTTGGCCATGGATGAAGCGGAAGGAAAGGCGAAGTGATGCGCGGCCCCGTTCTCGATACGAGCAAGATGAAGGCGGCACAAGAGCGCCGCCGATACCGCGAGGCCCTGCTGCGGAAGACCAACTTCGATCCCGTATGTTACGGTCTCGCTGAGCACTTCCTTGCCGATGAAGGCGGAAGCCCAGGAGAGCATATCGGTCTCGCACAGCATATTCAGGATGCTGTGGAGGCGTGGTTCACGACGCGCGCGCAAGCCTACGAACCATGTCTCTCTCCTGCCGAGCAGAAGGCGCAGGGTGCACGTTGCGGCTGCCGTGGTGCTGACGACTATTGCGTCTGCCAGAACGTGCCCGACGCGACTACGCGGGCCGAACGAAAGGCTGCTGGTCTACCCTGAAACAAAAAAGCCGCCGGCCACCCTCGGGCAGCCGGCGAGGCGAATCCTCTGTGCTAGTTTGGAAATTTGTTCGGCACGACCTGCAAACAGGTCCTGTTCCTTCACTGCCGTTCCGGGGGTGAACAGTTGCTCTGCGTCCTCGCGCAAGGCAGTCCAGTCTTCAGCCAGCATTGCCTTTTCACTACGGACTGAAGCTATTCGCATGGCGCCCTCGAATCGCTGAGCCAACCGCTAAATAGCGCTAAATTAAACCCGTACCGCTGTCACATGTTGCAATTTGCAACGCAACATGCGACAGAGGCTTTGCCAATCGTGGTGAAGGTCACGGCTACTTCTCTTGAAACGACGGATGCCGTGTCCGCTTGTTCCCGAATGGTTCAAAACCGCAGGCGGTGGCGTAGAGTTCGGTTACTTCGATTTGTAATCGAGAGGTCGCGGGTTCGAATCCCGTCATCCCGAAAGGGGTGTAGCTCAGCTGGATAGAGCGCTGTACGTGCCGAATTCGCCTTTTCCCCGCCTGCGGTTCTGTTCCTTCGGGCTCAACTATGGAGAGCCCAATGCGACTGAATGTAGCCACCGCGCTTCCCCGCATTTACACCCATGAGGGTGCCGTAGCTCAGCGCATCTCGCCGGAATGGCAGTTGCGCCGCTCTGTCCTGTCCTGCCTTCTCTGGGAGAAGGAATTCTATGAGGACGGGAAGTCGATTGCCGACCGCATCACGGAGACGGCAGCCCTGTGCTCCAAGGATGTTGTCTCCGAGCTGGCGGTGGAGGCCCGCAATGTCCACGGCCTTCGCCACGCGCCGTTGCTCCTGCTTCTCGACCTGATCCGTCGAGGCGGTCCCGGCGTGGCCGACGCCATCGCCGGCACGATCCGACGCGCGGACGAGTTGGGCGAGTTGTTGGCGCTCTACTGGCGCAACGGCAAGCGCCCGCTTTCCAAGCAGATGAAGACCGGGCTTGCGAAGGCCTTCGAAAAGTTCTCGGAGTACCAGTTCGCCAAGTACGATCGCGACGGGCCGGTCAAGCTTCGCGACGTGCTATTCCTGGCACATCCAAAGCCGGCAGATGCAGACCGTGAAGCGCTCTACAAGCGCATAGCGGATCGGCAGCTTGTCACGCCGGATACCTGGGAAGTCCAGCTTTCGGGCGGCGCCGACAAGAAGGAGACTTTCGAGCGTCTGATCCGCGAAGGCAAGCTGGGCTATCTCGCCTTGCTGCGCAACCTGCGCAACATGGTGGAGGCGGGCTGCGACTTGGATCTGGTGAAGGAGGTAATCATTGCCCGCAAGGGCGCCGATCTGGTCTGGCCGTTCCGTTATGTGGCGGCCGCCCGCATCGTGCCTCAGCTCGAGCCGACGATTGATCAGGCGCTCTGCGAGGCAGTCGCGTCCGGGCCTCGCCTGTCCGGCAAGACCGTCGTGATGGTGGACGTATCAGGATCGATGCGCGAGAAACTGTCCGCCAAGTCGGACATGACCCGCATGGATGCTGCGGCGGCGCTTGCCTCCGTCATCAATGCCGACGCGCGCGTCTTCACCTTCGCCGACAACCTCATTGAGGTTCCCGCGCGCAAGGGGATGGCAGGCGTGGACGTGATCACCCGATCGCAGACCGGCGGCACCCGCTTGTTTGATGCGGTCCACGAAGTAAACCAGAAGGCTAAGTACGATCGCATCATCGTCATAACCGATGAGCAGGCGACCGGCCCCGGCGTTCAGTTCGGGAACTTCTACGGCGCTCGCATCCACGGTGAGCGGTCATCTCTGCCCGATCCTGTCGGTCGAGGGTACATGATCAATGTGGCGTCGGCAAAGAACGGCGTCGGGTACGGTCGCTGGACGCATCTTGACGGCTTCTCCGAAGCGGTTATCCGCTTCATCACCGAAATTGAAAGCGCAGACGGTGACCGGAGAGCAGCTTAAAGAAGCCGGCATAAGCCTATTCGGCGAGCGGGGGTGGCAATCCTCGCTCGCTTTGCATTTGGGAATCGACCGCACTCAGATATGGCGTTACGTGACCAACAATAGCGTTCCGGGGCCGGTCGCGGCGGCTGTGGAGTGCTGGATCAAAAATGGTCCGCCGGAAAAGAAATAAAAAGCCACCGCGCCCGGACGGGGACACGGCGGCCTTGTGGTGGTAAGCCCTGTATCGCGACAGGTGGCGCATCCGCCCGGAATGGGCTGGATTGGGTCAGCCGCTTCGCAGCAGGCGCATGATGACGTCCCACCAATAGGCAAGGAAGCCAACGACGGCGCTCGATATGGCGGCCGACGCTATGCCGACGACGAGCAGCGCGCCCTTCCCTTGCGCCTTCCAGAGCTTCACCTCGTCGGTGACAGCCTTTGTGTCGGCGACCGTGACTTTCAGCGCGGTCATGTCGGTTTTGACTTCGCCAACCTCGTCGGCGATTTCCTCGACGCGCTTGTGAATCGCAGAGCGATGTTCGGCGGCCTTGTTGCTCGTATCGAGCGCATTCTGGTCGGCCCGGTCTATCTTCTGGCCAAGGTTCTTGACCTCGGCCCTGAGCGCCCCGATTGCCTCTGAGATGTCGTCAAGCTTCGAGGCCATGCCGCCCTTCCCGAATGCACTGCTATGGAGATGGTTCGATTACTTCAGGCAGGCTGGAAGCCGGTCGCAGGTGCGATTGTGTGCCGCGACCTGCCGGGCGAATGTCACATCGTTCTGGATGATGTAGTTCCGCGTTCCTGCATTCGGCGTCAGCTTGGCAAAGCCCGCGCCCTCAACGGCACTCGGAACGCTCTGGCACCCAGACGCCGCCAAGCTCAACACACAAACCAGCCATATCGAGGCGGGATATCGCTTCATTGTCTTCGCTCCGCTGCTTGATGAGGTCCATTGCCCGTTCGCGGGCAGCCGATCGTTCAGCCTCGCGGCCGAAGTCTTCGCCGTTCCAGTGGCCGATCTGGTAGAAGATCAGGGAGCCGAAGGCGAAACCGCCGAGCGCCGCCCCGCCGAGCTTGATCGTGTCGAGAAGGGAGAGCATCAGAACAGCCACCCGAGAACGAACCCGGCCCCGAATATCGCCATGGCGGCAGCTACCGCGATCAGGATGATGGGAACGAGGAGGATTACGGCTGCGCCGGCCGCGAATTGAGGATCGTTGACCATCACAGCACCTCCTGCACGGCCTTGGCGGCAAGGCGCTTCCTGCGGCGTTCCCAGATGACGTAGCCGGCTCCGGCCGCAATCACGAAGGCCAGCAGTATCCATGGCCCGAGAGACATGAGAGAGGTCGCGCCATCTCGAACCGAATCCGCCGTTTCCTTGACGACGGTCGCAACGCCGCCGATGCCCGTCACGGTCGTGATGACCTCCGTCTTCGAAACCCCCTTGCCCGCCGCGTCATCCACGACAGAGGCGGCGGCATCCAGCTTCGGCTTTGTCTCCCGGTCCTTGATGGCCTTGCCGATGGCTTCCAGCGTGCGGGGACCGGCCCAGCCGTCAGCCTTAAGTCCATTGGCGGCCTGAAACGCCTTCACCGCCCGTTCCGTGGCATAGCCGAAGTCGCCGTCGACATTGACCGGGCCGAAGCCCATCGCGTTGAGGTTGTCCTGAAGCTCCGCGACGAAATCGCCACGAGAGCCGCGATGCAGGATGGCGTCTATCTTCAGCGGGCCGGAAACGGGCTCAGGAGGGGCAGCAGGCGCGGGAACAGGCGCGGCATTCTCGGCATACCGCGCCGCGCGAAGAAGCCTCACATATTCGTCGGCATACTCTGCGATGTCGGCAGCGCGATCCATTGCGTTGACTATCTGACGCGCGCTCTCAAAGTTTGTCCGATCATCTGAGATGAAGTCCGCCAGCTTCTTGCCGGTGAACTTTCCGGCCTTCATGCCTTCCACGAGTACGTTGGCGGCGACTCCAGGCTTCAGGGCATTCTCTGGAGCATCTTCGATGCCGAACTTGCGATAGTTCGTCCGGCCGGTGATCTGGACGTAACCCCGTCCACGATAGCGCCAGCCGTCACCGGACTTTTCCGGACCGTTCCCAAGGCGATTTGCGTAGGCACGGTTGGCGATACGCTCGGGCTTTCCCGCGTAGGCCTTCGCCTCAGCCGCGCTGAAGTACTTCGGGAACACCTGGCGCAGCCGCGTCGCCGAATAGTTCAGGTTCTCGTTGATCGGCTTCATCCGACCGCCGGTCTCGTGATGAACGGTCGCCAGCACATAGGCCGCCTGGTTGCGCAGCAGGCCATGCTTCAGGCACGTCTCTACGATCAGGCGCGTGTCGCCCGTGGTCAGGTCCATGACGGTTTCCTTTCAGGATTGTCGGGGAATTTCGGTCAGTGCAGAGCGAGAGCGCGGACCTGAGCATGCCGGCCGCCGTCTTGTTCACAGGGTGGCGGGCCCGCGCTTCACGCTTGCAACAATCCGCGCCAGCGCGCGTTAAGCTGCGAACCGGTGGAGGATCAGATGTTCACGACGCTGTTGCTCATCACGCTCTGCATGACGGTCTATGCGTTTGCCATGGTGGCGGGAGACGAGGGTTAGATTGGCTCGTCAGGCACGAACTGAAGGCGAGACTAGTGCATGTCCCTTGGCTCTTGACCTGAGACAAGAACAGCCCTGCCAAAGCAGACAGTCCCTTCATCATCGCCAGCAATACTACTGGCATAGAGATCGACCGTGATCGTCGTAGCGTCGACCGGCACTGTATATTGTGCCACCATCCACCGCCAGCCGTTGGACCCGAGCAGTGTTGCACCGGCCCAATTGACCGTCGCACCACCTCCCGTTCCGTCCGACCCGACCGATATCTGACCCGCCGTGTTGTTCGCGCTGTTCGGCGCCACTGCTGGCGCATAAGGGAGTGGCGAGATGTTTTCCGGGTCAACGATGTACTGACGCACCGCTAGCGTTACCATCTGTCCCCTGTAAGGAACCGCGCTTAGCGCCTGTGTTAGAAATGTGGCCTCTGTCTCTCCATTGACGATTCTGATCGAGTAGAGATCATCGCCGTCCCTGATCGCAGCATCCTGGCTGACCGACCCGTCTCCAACAAGCGCCCAATCAACAGGAACTCCGTTGGCGAATTGTTCGAACTTCCCATTGGCGAGCATGTTATCCGCCTTCGATGCGACAAAAGCCGCGGCCGCCGGCACCCTAGGCCATTGGGCATCCCAGACCGCCTCGATTAACGGCATCCATTCGCTTACACCTGCCGGCAGGCTGGGGTGGGCATTGTCTAGATACCAATCAGGGGGCTTGGAGTTGTCCAAGTAGTGTTGGTGAACATTGACCGTTGCGATATCGCCGTACAGGGCGCAAACATACTCCAGAGCCTCGATGAGGCTGGTCATCTGCGTGCCGTCGCGCCAAGGGTTCTGCAATATCGCTAGATGCGGCACGCCGGGCCATTGCAGCCTGACCTGATCCATCGGGCCTATGAGGCGCCCTTTGTAGCTGGCAACAGAACTGCCTATCGCAACAATGTTGTGGCCATGGTTCCACCATATTGCGGAAGGCTTTGGGATATCGACGATGCCGGTCCTGAAATGGATGCCGGTATGCCACTGGGGGGTGCGGCCAGACTGGCTGCAATTGTAGATGCGGTAGGCTGGCCCGCCGGTCCCCTCCTGAATCACTATCTCGGGGTTATAGCCATAGTTGCGCTCGTCATAGCAGCGATAGCCGACAAACGCTGTCGGGTCGTCCGCAGCAAGCTTTTCGGCTCCAAACCGCCAGACCCATTCTCCATTTGGATCGCCTGCGCCACCAGGGGCCTTGTCTCCAGTACTATCGCCCAACACCAAGATGTTGAAGTCGGAAGAAAGTGCCGGCCTCTCCACAAGAGCACGGAGATATTTCACCGTTTGAGCGCGCTTTGATGCCCCAGGGTCCGCGTGAAGGATAATGCCGCCATAGAAAAACTGATTGCCGTTCGATGTGCCCGTCGCCGTCCCCATATTGATGCCGTAGACCGCACCTGCCGCCGAAGTGCCGGCGTCGAACGCATTCGACGCATAGTTCCCCGACACGCCGTTAACAATGACATCCGTTGTCCCGATGATGGCCAGCGCATCAGCCACCAAAGGGGCGCGCACAGGCGCGACCTGATCATTCACGACGGGCGAACTAACGCCTGCGGCGGAATTCCTAAGATAGGACTTTATGTGGTTCAGCGTCGTGTGGCCGCGAAGGCCGAAAAGGCCCGTTGCGGCGAGAATGATGCCAAACAGTGCAACATCTTTTTCGGTGCGGACACTCGCGGCAAGAGCGACGTATAGAGGCAGCTGAATGATCTTATTGTTGTTGGTCTTGAACGCGCAACCGTCCGCCGAACAATCAACATAGAACTGGCCGTTCCCGACATCCTTGAGAATGCCAGGAGTGCCTGTGGCGAGAATGCTCATATGCTCGCCTGGCACACCAATTTTGATCGAGATGTTGTCGAGGGAGAGTTGGCTCCCGCTGTTGCCGGACTGGACGCGAATCAGGCAGCTCGTTTCGATGGCTTTAAATAGGAAAACATGGGTGCCGACCGAGGCAACTGAAAGCTTCGACGCGATAGTCGAGGAATTCGCCGCATTCCTGATTAAGATGTGAGCGGAGCCCGTCGTGTAAGCCGTCATATCGACGGCGACCATGTAGGTCTGACCGACAACCAGACCCGTCACAAGGCGCGTTGCTAAGTCTCCCGTGTTGCTCCCGTTTGCGTTAAGTGCGCCTCCGGATACGCCCGCCGATTGAAACAATGTCCATCCCGTAGCGTCTGTAAAACCACCATTCGTGACGAGTTCTGGTCCTGTAGGGAGAGGACCTTCGATGTAACGCCGATCAAGGATCAGCCGGACTTCATCGCCGTGCGTAATGGCCGGGATCGACGCTCGAACATCTTGAAAAAGATATGGAGGTTTCGCTTCATACCATGCGCCCGCCTCCCCATTGGCAAAGAGAGCGGCCGGCTTCCACGCCTTCCCACCCCTGCGCTGCATGGTGAGGCCGAGGCCGAAGTGAAGCCCGCTCATGCGTCGATGACCGCGAGCTTTTGGCTATTGGAGGAGACGGCGAGGTCCAGCCGGTCGCCGTCATGCAGATACCAGTGGAAGTCGCTGGCCCCAACAGTTGGGTTGTCCCCAAACTTGATCTTCACGTCTCCGCCGCTCACCCTCAGGCACCAGAATGCCCCGAATGAACCCTGCGCACCCGATATCGTCGCCTGCTGCGATGAGCCGCTTGTGGTTATCACCTCCGCGCCAAAGCTCTCAGCGCTCGGGACAGGGCTTTTGTAACCCTGCTGGGGATTGTAAATTTGCGCGATGACTACACTGAGTGTTGCCATGGTTCATGCTCCGATTGCGATGTGAATGAGGGTCAGTTATTCCCGGCGTTGTCGCGATCAGCCCCCGCCGGCCCACCTCTTGAGCCGGACGAGCCACGCCCGCCGCTCGAACTACCGCCGCCGCCAGACGAGCCGTCACGGTCGAATAGACCGGAGAGGAAGCCGAGAAGCCCGGTGCTGGTGCTCGGGCTGGACGGCTGGCGGCCGGTTATCTTGTCCAGCAAGCCCAGGGACTGCCCCGCCGCCGCCTTGCCCGCCAGAGCGCCGAGAATGCCCCCAACAGGCCCGCCAACCGCCGACCCGAGCAGAGAGCCAACGACGCCCGGCGCGCGCTCCGCGAAGGCCTTGCCGATGGGATCGTTCACCGTCGACATCTGGCGGCCGGTGGGGTCCGTGACCGTCGTCACGCCGAAGCTGTTCGTGACATGGGTATTTCCGAACTGATCCCGGCTGACGAGGTTTCCGCCCGTCGCCGGGGCCTGGAACCCCGTTGGCGCGCGGCCGGAATAGACGTCATAGGCGCTGAAGGACGGCGATGGAGCGGCGCGCGGGGCCTGTGTGGAGACAGGCGCTACGGCCACGGTGGAAGGACGCGCGACCGGCGCAACTGTTCGCGTCGGCCGGGCGATTGCCGCCGGCATGCTCTTTACCGATACAGGCGCTACTGTCGTTGGTGAGATGGACGGCGTGAGGCTCTTGGGCGCTGTTGCCGACGCCGAAATGGCAGTAGGGCTGATGCTCGCCACGGATGGCGCGGTAAGCGACGGCGTGCGGGCAATCGATGCCGGATTGATCGATGCGGTCGGGGTTGCCGGCATTGCCGAGAAGGCGCTGGCACGACGCGATTCCAGATCGGCGTATGGATCGAAGCTTGCCGGCGCAGCATAAGCGACCATGCCGAAAAGATCGCTCAGACTGCCGGCCTTCTGCCCGACGAGTTGACCCGGAACGGAGAAGTTGTCGGGACGTGCAGGGGAAGGCGTTGAGACGCTAAACTGCCCCTTTGGACCAGAGAACGCCATGTTGTCTGGTCTGGCCGGGCTTGGCGTGGGATCTGTTCGAGACGGCGGAACCGGGCCGACATCCGGCGTCTTGATGCCGCCGTACTCCGCCATTTCCTTGAACCAGCCGGGCGCATTCGGCATTCGGGCTGCGGTCTTGTCGAACATGAAGTGAGGCGATGCCGCTGGATCGCGGGGGCGCATGTCCACATGCATCATGTTCGGCGATCTGGAATAGGCGATCAGGCCGCCCGCGCCGCGCTGCGTTAGTTCACTCACAAGGTCTTGACGCTGCGCGGGCGTCATTCCAGTCATGTCGATATCAGCGGCCAAGCCCTTCGTGTGATAGCTATTCCTCGCCCCTCCAACGCCAGCATTATAAGCAGGAGAACGGTAGCCAGAGGTGATGCCGAGCGGCTGCCCAAGCTCTGCGGACACACCCATGAGCGCATCTTCCAAGCCCGGGGCGATGCTAGTTTGGTTTGCGTGCGCGAATTGCAGGCCGGCCGCTGCGTTTGACGGCATCGGGGCGACGTTCATGCTCTCCACGGGAGAAAAGCGAGAATAAAGGCCTTGTGTAAAGTCAGCAGCGGCGTTCACCGGCGCTAGGGCTCTATCAATGAGGCCGTTTGGCGCGAGAGCGGCTAATCCTAGCCCCTTGTTCTTGTCCGGCGTGACATAGCCCTGCGCGGTTGCAATCGCGCGGTTCTGCGGATCATCGAAATAGACGTGGCCGGCAGTCTTGGTGACGGGCTGAAGCCCGGAAGGAAGGTTCTTCGTTGCGGAAGGCGTGGCGTAGAACGTACCGGCATGCGTCGGGCCGAATTGCTCGACCTCAGCGATGGCTTGTTCGGCGAGCGACCGAAAGGCTTCTACTCCGGGTGGCAGCGCTTTCCCGTACGCGTCGAACTGGCCCTTTGCCGAGATCACGTCGTTGACGGAAACGTTCGCCCGATTCGCCCGGTTGGCGACGGCGGACGCTATCGCCTTCATGTCCTCAAAGCGCTGCGCGCGCGTGCCGGACACGGCTTCGCCGAGCACGACATCCACAAGGGATCGGGCTACCTTTGCCACATTCGCCGCCTTATGATCTGAAAAGAATAGGAGAAATCGATGCGCGCTATGCTTGTTGCCCTAGGGCTTCTCGCCGCCGTTTCTGGCGTTCACGCAAAGACATGGGCTGACGCGGGTTGCGAAATCGCCGTTGTCTCGGCCGAAGACGATACCGTCACCTTAAAGCGAAACGGTGCCGCTGATGTTGTATGCAAGGTCCCAAGCTGGCCCGCCATGCAGGCCGAAATTCTGATAAGCTGCGATGACGGGAGCGCTCGAACATTGATCGAGAGGGACGAGGCCGAAATCGTGTTCGATGGCGTGACGATGGTTGTTCCTACTGACGAGAACGGCGTGTGCGACTAATCCGCCGAGCGCCCGGCAGCTGGAGCCCTTGATGGGCTTAGGATTTTGTCCTAAGTCTAGGGCAACCGCAGCGTTCATGCGTCATTAATGTCGCATGTCGCATGATCTGACCCGTAAGCGAGGAGATGACCATGGATACTCTGGAACTCGTTCACGTCCGGGAAGGCTGGGGCGGACTCGGTTAACCCTCAGGTTCCCATGACGATCAATCCTTGGGCGGCGTCATCTCCAGAAGTTGGCGCCGCCCTTTTTGTAGGTTGGCTTCTCTTCATTGCCGGTATCGTTGCTGCTGCGATAGCGATATGGGGCATTCTAAGCCAGCGTGGCACGGCTCGACGCCGCAGTACGATCGATTTCATTTTTCGCCAAGAATCAGACCGTGACGTCATTGAAGCTCGGTCGAATTTTATTCGACTTTCGAAGGACCCTTCTGGCTTGGCACCATACGCCGCAGCCGAAAAAGAGACGTCACAAGAAGTACAGTGGATCAGGACGACGCTGAACGAATACGAATTGCTCGCAGTTGGCATTCAATTTGGCATTGTCGACTACCCTCTTTATGAGCGATGGGGCAAATCGAGTACGATCCGTTTCTGGAAGAGCGCTGCCCCGTTCATTGTCGCCTTGCGTGAGCGAGCCGAAAACCAGATGCTCTATCACGAATTCGAACAATTGGTTGGGTGGCTGAAAGGCGAGAAAAAGCGACCTAAGCGCAATATCTGGTTCCGAAAGATTTTCTGACTTGGTGAAACAGATCGAACACCGCTCCACGAAAGAACCCCTCGGCCCGTTCTGGGCCGCTCTTGCGCTGATCCTGCTTGGCCTAGTTCTTGGCGGCTGGCACTTGCTCCTAACAGGGATTGACGAGAATTTCGGCATCGGCGTCGCCGTTGGCGCCATCCTCGCCTTCGGTATGATCTTCCTCCTATCAAAGACCGCCAGAAACCTACGGTGAAATCACCATTGCATTCCGCGACGGCGATGCCGCCTGAAGGATGCTGTTGGCAATGAGCTTCGCCTGAGCAGCCGTAATCTCTCCCCTCGCCTGTGCGGCCTGAGAGACCTTCAGCGCCTCGCCGATTGAACCGCTGCTGGTCAGTATGCGTGCCAGTTCCTCATTCAGCTTGTCCTGCGCGGCCGTCCGCATCGATCCGAACACCTTGTCGCCAAGGCCCGCCACCACATCGCCGAAGCGCATGTTTGCCGCGTTTCGGAACAGGCCTGGGCTTTTTGCGCCAGCGCCAACTTCCTGCTGCGCTGCAATCCGCGCCGCCGTTTCCGAATTGCCGGTCACCACGTCACGGGTACGGGTGAACAGTGCTTCGTTGTCGATCGCCCGGAGCAGCTTCCCGGCCCTTTCCTTGCCGACAACAAGTTCCAGCTTTTCCTTGTTGTAGCCGCTGCTGAAGGCATTGCGCGCCGCCAGCGCGTCGTTGCGCGCGGTCCCCATGATGTCGGCGACTTGCGCCCGCGCGCCTTGCTGAAACGCCTCACGCTGCGCCTTGTCCATCTTGCCCAAGTCGCGAAGTATCTGTGCCGGCGTCGTCTGCCTCGAAAAGAGCGTGCTGCCCTGCTCCATTGCGTCGAGAATGGACGCCGGGCCAGAGAACGCCTTGCGAGCTGCCGCATATTCCGGAACGGCATCATCCACCATCTTGACCAACTGCTCCTTGAGATTGGTGAAGATGCGGGCTTCGTTGTTGCTGCCGCTCCTCTGCGCGGCGTTGATCATGTCATCGAGGGCGCGCTTGGTGAGGTCCAGTTGACGCACGTCCGGCACGTTCTTGATCGCTACCGTGCCGTCATCCGCGATGCTCGCGAACCACTGAGGCGAAGGAATACCCTCGTCGGCCGCCAGCGTCTGAGCGCGAGACAGAGCCTTGCTGATCGTCGGCCGCTTCAGCAGGTCTTCCAATTCACGCGTGAACGGGACGGGCTTCTTGTAGGCCGCATCATAGAGAGGCTTCGCCGCCGCCGACCGCTTGGCGATAATGTCATCAGCAGCAGCGAGCGTGTCGATAGGGCCACCAAGAGCATCATCCAGCGCGGACATGATACGCGATCCGGCCCCCTGCTGGCGCTGTGCGACCGCCGAGCGGATGATTTCCTGCCCCCTCCCCGGCGTGGCCGCGAGAGCGCCAGCCTGCCGCTGAAGGTTTGGCCCGAGGTCCATCGGCATGGCCGCATCGCCGGCATCGGTCAGCCGCGCGGCAACGTCATCAATGGCATCGCTGCCTGCCGCACGGGCGATGGCTCGCTGCGCACCTGTGGGCGCCTGAATGCCAGGACCGCGAACACGGTTGGCGATGGAGCCAACAGCGCTTCCGATGAGCTTGCCGGCTGTAGGGGCTACCGCGCCTAACACGCCGCCCCATGCAGCGCCCTTCAAGGTCTCTTTAGCGTCCCCACCTGACCTTACCGCAGCATCAGCGCCGCCGAGCGCCGCTCCGGATACACCACCCATCGCCGTCGCCGCTGGCAAACTCATGCCAACGCCAAACGCCCCCGGCGCAGCCATCACCATCGGGATCGTACCGAGCACAGCGCCGCCGACATTTCCGGCGGCCGTGATGTACGGATGATCCTCCTGCGACTTGTCCACTATATCGCTCATTTCGGAGCGAACCTGTGAAAACGGCTTGCCGCTGATCGCCGAGCCTATGCCCGCCGCTGCATTCTCAACACCGCTTTGAAGGATCGGGCCGGCGACCGGGATGCCTTCCAGCGTGGACGATAGTGCCGCCTCTACGCCAGAGCCGTTGGGCTTCGTCACCTCTCCGGTGGCCGGGTCATACCCTTCCACGCCAATCGGCTGGAACTCTGGCGCATTGTGACCACGGCGAGGCGTCGCAAACTGCTGCACGGCCTTAAGCGCAGTGGCTTCGTCGGGGGCTTCCACTTCGAACGAGCCGGCCGGTGTCTCAATCTCAAAGACTGGCATATCTCGACTCCGGGGAGGTGCTTATGCTTCAATCCGCGAGGGGATGGGGGACGCGCCAGACAGAGCCAGCAGAGAACCAGCCAATTCGACGGCCTGCTTCTGGGTTAGCAGACAGCCCGACGCGGTGTCGCCACGTTCTACAATCAAACCGATGTGGTCTTTCGCGCGCCGCTGCCCGCTGATCTGTATCTGGCCGTTCTTCGTTTCGATGATCGCGTGAAGACGGGAGGGAAGCTTGGGCATCGTTGATGAAACCCTTAAGGTTTTGGACCGCATTCCGATCTGGAAGCGGCTGGGTGAAGTTCCGAGCGAAGTAGATGATCTGAAGAAGCGTGTTGCAGCGCTTGAAGAGATGCTTGGCGGCACATGGCCGCCCGATGTCTGCAAATTCTGTGGCAAGCGCGCCGTTCGCCTTCAGGCTTCATTCGGCGCGGAGGCCAAGACCGGGAAAGCGCGCCAGCAATGGCAGTGCGGCAAATGCGGTCAAATCGAAATCAGGCTTGTTTGACGCGTATTTGGGCGCAAACGGAGAGGGCATATGTCTCAGTCAGCCAACGTAGCGGTCTATTTGCGGCGTATCCGGACACCGCCGCCCATGTCCTGCCAACCGTCTGTCGTAGTTGACCCCGCTTCCCCTCCTATCTGATTGAGAACCTGTCGCATTCGGGGCGTCAGGATTGACCGCTTGTCGAGATCGGCAATCATGGTCCGAGCCTGAGATACGTCGATTTCCCCGCGACCATAAGCATCGACTATACGAGAACGCTCGATGTTGATCGCCGCCTTCGCTTTCATAAGTTCGGAAATCATTGCGTTCGCTTCCGGCGTATTTCGCAGCGCGGGGAGAGAACGAAGCATGCCGTCGTATTCGATGTCCGAGGTCGACCCTGACCCAGGCGCACGAAGCGTTGGCGCCAATCGCTTGACTATCGACTGGAATGCATCGCCGGCCGAAGAAAACCCCGGGAACATCTCCGCCGCACGCCCTGTAAGTGGTCCCTGCGGAGCAACTTTGATAAGTTCGTCAAGGGCGGCCATGTCTTGGGACGCGGCGGCAGAGGTTGCCCCTTGCTCTTGATAGGTCGACCACAATTCACCAGTCTTTTCATCCAGTTTCTTGCGAAGATTGCCGTCTGGCATCTCGCCGCCCACATTGACCGTGGTTGCCCCGGATTTCTTGCTGGCCGTGATCCATTCGTCCAGACGATATGGGGCAAGACCAGCGGCAAGCCGCTGCTGATTTATAGCTTCAAGTTCCCTCATGTCGTCGGTCGGCTTGGCTGCTTCGGCCGGCTTCAGATAATTGTTCATCGCCTCCTTGTTCTGGGCAACGAGCATAGCCTCCTCGTCCGATAGTCCATGCCGCTGCATGAGCCAGTTCACGGTGCTGTTCTGGATGGCAGACGCCTGCTCTCGCTGCCGTCTGTTCTCGGCGACGTCGAGTTGCAGCTTTGCCGCCTGCGGGTTGGCGGACAGCGCCCTCGCCTGAGCCGGATCGATCCCCGAAGCGATAAGCGCCTGCTCCAGTGCGGCGCGCTCCTGTTCGGATTGCGCAAGCTGTTGGCGCTCCTGCCGCTCCATCATCGACTGTCTCTGGAACTGCGGCAGGAACTGCCCGAAGTTCGACAGCGGCGCGTTGCGCGGGGAGGACATCAGGCTGGCGCCCATAGCCTGAAGAATGTTGCCGAAACCGGGGCTCTGGAGGAACCCGGCAAAGCCGCCGGGCTGCTGCTGTTGCGGCTGAGCGCCGGTGAACACGTTGCCCGGGTTCGGCGTCGGGACGGGAGCTTCGTCCGGGAGCGGATAGCCGAGATAAACGCCCATCAGAACAGGCCTCCAAGCAATTTGGTGAGAAGGTCGCCGCCCACCGTACTGCCATTCCCGGTCCCCATGCCCGCGATGGTCAAGCCGGCCCCCAAAGCCTGTTGCCATCCGCCAGGGCTGTTGTCGGGTGACGTCGCGGTCTGTGTCGAGTTGTAGACGGTCGGGATATACGCCGCGATCCGCGCCAGCGCGTCGTAGGGCGCGTCTATCGCGGTCTGCGCCTGCTGCTGCTGAAGCTGGCCGGAGCCAAGCAATGCGCTGATAAGCCCCATCTGCCGCTCATAGTCCGAGTTCGCCAGCGAGTTCATCAGCCCGAGGCCCTGAAGCGCGTTGCTGGCGTTCGACATCGAGACATTGGTGCGTTGCGCCGCGTTCTGGAGGTTGGCGGCCTGCTCGCGGTCCACATTGCCGGATGCCAGCGTATTCGCATTGTTGTAGGCATCGGTCAGCATCGAGCCGACCGTGTTGGCCGTGGTCTCCCCCGTTGCCCTGCGAAGCTGAGCGGCCTGCAAAGCGGGGCCAGACCCGCCGAACCCGGCCTGTGAAGCGCCGCGCGCCGCTATCTCCGCCAGCCCTTCCTGCTCCTGCCGGCGAAGGCGCTCTATCGTCGGGTTGATGTTGCTCTCGACGTACTGCGACATGAAAGGAAGATAGTCGGTAGGCGAAAGCTGCGCGGCCGTGGCGTCCGTGGCCTGCCCCATGGTCTGACCGCCACCGAACAGGCCCGTCATGTCGGACATGAACGAGTTGCCCGGCCCGAACTGGCCGAACATGTTCCGGTACTGGTCCATGCCGTATAGCTGGTCCGGCGTGAACCCGGCGACGGAATAGCCAGAGGTCCCCAACTGCCCCATGTTCTGTCCGAACGCGATGCCGGCGAGCGCCTGCTGCAACGACTGCGTCCATGGGGCATAGGCCGTGCTCTGCACGGTCTGCTGTGTATCGGCCATGTCTGAGAATCCCGAACTATCGGAAAGGGGTCAGCGTCGCGCCCCGGTTTCCTTCGCATCGACGCTTTCGACGCCCATGCGGAGGTATTCGCTGTCGTCGTGGTTCTGGTAGTGGATCTGCCACTGACGGCCCATCGCCATCAGGAACAGTTCCTGCGTGTCCGTGTCCACGATCTGCGGCCCGTGATCGATCACGTCTCCACGCGCCGTGTCGCGGAGCCTGTGCGTGATCTGGAACATGCCGATCTGGTCCTTGATATCCATCCAGTGACGATTGATCGCCATGAGCCGCGACCCGTCTCGAATATCGGAAAAGCCGGTCGTCAGGTGCCATGTGCGGTATTCGCCGTCAGCCAGCGTGCCGCACTCGTGCTTATAGATTTTACCGTTGGTCGCGAATTCGAGCGGATAGCCGAACGGGCCGGTATCGAGGCCCGTCGTTCGGGCCATCTCGTGGTGGGTCCAGTGCTTTTCCGCCAGATTGTAGACGATCTTGTGGCTGTTTTCCGTGCTCTCTCCCCGGGGATAGCAGATGTGCCACTCGCTCTTTGCGCCGTAGTAATAGCTGCTGATCTTCGACTTCTGCGCCTTGTTGAGGTTGTCGAAGAAGTCTTTCCGGATAGGGCAATCGAGCGGCACAACGCGCGCGCCGTCGAACATCTTGAAATCTTCGTCCGAGCCGATGAACAACACCAGGCCATCCGCCTCGGCGGACGCGAAACGGGAATAGAGGCCAATGCGATCCGAAACCTGACGGTAAGCAAAGGCCTCCCCGACATTGCCTATCCATTGCTGGACAAAAGTGGCTGTGTCGGACCAGATCACGTTTTGATCCCGCGTGCGGCACCCGGCCATCAGGTAGCCACCCCCGGAGAGGATCATTTCCGACGCAACGTTGTCCGTATCGGGGACCCAGACCCGTATATCGCCGATCGCCGAATTCCTGACGCACATGGGGTTGAAGTCGCCGTCCGCCTCGACCGTTCCGAGCGCGACGACAACGCTGTGAGGATCGACAAAGACGGCGTTGCTATATGTGGGAGCCTGATCGACGGGGGATATTTCCACTTCTGTCAGGGTGACATCGTCAAGATGAAGTTCTCTTGATCCATTCGTGTCGAGACGGCTGAAAACGAGATCGATCGGGAACGCCGGCATCACGAACATGAGGGTGTAGGGCGTCAAAGTGCCCGCCACGGGAGGCTGGAAAGAGGGAATGATCTCAATCAGTCCCGGCGTCGCTCCGGCGTTGATCGATACGCTCATGTTGCAAAGACTGGTGACGCTGCGTCCGCCGAACGCCAACAGGAAAACATGCCCCTCCTTGGCGTCCCGAATGTTCTGCGAAAGGTTGCTGGGGGTGGTTCCGGTATGGAAGGCCTCCCCTCCCGAACTGCTCCAGCCGGTTCCGGCGGCCCACCCGGTTAAGCCAGATGCAAAATTGCCGTTCTCTATCAGAGAAGCAGGAGCGCCGTTGGAGATGAAACCGGCGAAGAGTTTCCCGCCATTCGGACTGGCGATGACCATTTCGCCGAAGCGATCGATGCTCCATGTTCTCGGGAAGGCCCCGGAACTTGCGTCCAGCGGGCCGGAGGGAAGGGGCGAATAGGCCTCAGCGATGGAGCCGCCGCTGCCGCCGGACAGGTTCCCTGCAAAGGTGTAATGATTTGGATCAATGACAGCGACGACAGTGCGGTTGCCGTTCTTGCCTGTACCCGTCGCGTTGGCAATCGTCACGACGTCGCCGGCACGCATGCCGTGAGCCGGATGGTTGACGACTGTGAACCCGACAGGCCCCTGACTGAAGGCACCCGATGGGAGTCTGGTATGCGTCAGGGCCGGCGTGACAACGCGCAGATTGGTTCCGTCAAACGCCTCCAGCGTTGCCTGCGTGCCAAGCAGGAGCTGCGGCTCGTTGTCGGGACTATTCCATTGGCATGCACCGCGGCACACTCCGGTAAACGGAGTGGGCGTGAGCGGCTCCCACCCACCCATAACCTCCCATCCGTTTTGCCAGAACCGGACACCGTTGGCGCTGACGTACCAGCCTTCAGCCTTGAGCGGCGTCTCGTCGGCGTTGATGCCGGCACGAAACGAAAGCTTGATCGTCTCGAACATGGTTTAGAGCCCGCCGCCCCACGGGCCGCCCCAGCCAGAGTTGCCCCATGGCTGCTGCTGCCCGGACATCCAGCCACCGCGTTGCGCATTTCCGCTAAATGGTCCGCCAGCCCGCGCGCCGGCCGGCGCATACGACATACCGCCCTGCTGGCCGCCGATGCGCGACCCGTCCCATCCGAAATAAGACAGAGGATTGTTCTGGTCGTATCCTTCCAGTCGGCCCCCGAACGGCTGCGCATAGTTTTCGTTGATGATGCCGCCCAAGTAATTGTTGCCGAGAGTGTAACGATTATAGGCGTCCGTCTGCATCTCGCCGGACTGCGCTCTTTCGCCGGCCTTCTGCTGGAGCCCCGCCGCGACCTGTTCCCACTGGTTTTGCGGCGCCTGCCGCTCCACGTTGAATATATTCTGGAGAGAGCGCGCATTCATCCCATCCGGCCTCAAGGCAGCGGCCGGCTGCTGGCCGATGACCCCCGCGAGCAGTGAATCCAGAGCATCCCTTGCGGGATTCAGGGTGCTGGATCGGCCGTAGAGAAACGGATCGGACATAGGCTGCAATGTCGCGTTCAGCGACACGTCTATTGGCCCGCCGCCCTCAAGAAAATTGGAGGCATTGCTCGCCCCCATGTAAAGCGCATCCCCCTGCGTCGGGTCCTTGAACTGCGTCTGCGCCGCCAGATAATTCACCCACTCTGGCGCGACGTCGTTTCCAAGCCCGTTCCGGATAATGTCCTGAGGCGTCTGGTAGGTTCCTGTCATCGGCGTAAGATTCATCCGGGGATTTTCCGCCCACGCATCCAGCAGCGCGCGCGCCTCATCCACGGTTGGAATCCAATTGGAACCCCCTTCGATGGAGCCGTATTGAGTGCCGCCGTTGCGCCAATCACGGCTGCCCAGAGTATCGGTCGGGTCCAGAGCGTAGTATTGAGCATAGTTGCCGCTCTCATCGAACGATCCCGGAGCAAGAGTGTCCGGGTTGACGTACTCACCGTAGGCGAAGCGCTCTACCGGGTTCCATGAAAGCCCGCCCATGGCGGTGATCTGATCCACAAGCGTCTGCGCGGCGGCAGACTGCGACGCGTCCTGCGCGGCCAGCTTCTGTTGGTAAGAGGCCATTTGGCGAGCGTATTGCTCTTCATAATCACGCTTTGCCTGAGCCATGATTTCTGCATCGGTGCGGATAACCTGGCTCTGTACAGGCAGCGCTCCCGTGAACGGATTTGCCATGTTTAGGGCTCCAGCGTCGTGATGCGGGATTCATGGTCCGCGATGGTCGCAGCCTGCGAGGCAAGCAACTGCTCTTGCTGATCGATGATCGATTTCTGCTGCTCAATGAGCCGCAGCAACTGTGTCGTGACCTGCGTTGCCTCGCGGGCGATCTTCTTCTCGTTTTCCGAGGCGTTGGCCGCAACGGTGAACGTCGTGGAAAGGCCGGTGATGATCATGGGGTGACGCCTCTCGGTCTCGCCACCGCGCGCGCCACCTTCGCCATGCCGTCTGACGACCGCAGCCCGTTCAACGCGGCAGCAAATCTTTGCCCGAACAGGCCTAGACGCTCATCCTCGCGCATATATGGCGCAGCCTGCATCAAGGCCCCGAACAGATAGACGTTCGGGGCCTTGGTCAGGAGCCAGTTCACTGGATCGGCTTGCGTGAGCGCCGGGATTTTCTGGTAGTAGGCAAGCGTCAGATTGCTGGCCGACTTCGGATAAGTCCTGATCGACGTTCCATTGACCGCGAAGTAGGCTGCCCGCCCCAATCCCTGCCACGGGAATTCCTCTTCGCCATACCACCCGTCGACGGGCTCCAGCAATCGGTTGGGGTTGCTGCCGTCCGTCACCTGACGAAACTCCAGATAATCATCTGGAAGCGGCCCGACGCCATTCGTCAACGTGACAGTCGCGGTGTTCTCCATCTCCCTGACCCGGAGCGGTTCGACGCCGGGCTCTCCGTACTGCACGATGTTCTCGACCAGCGCGAAGAAATCGGGAATCGCGGCGAGGAACTTTGCGTCCCCCTCCTTCCACGCCCATTTGGCCACAGCGGCCTGCATCTGGGAGAAATCGGAAAGCGCCATCAGATGCGCCCCCTCTTCGTACGGAGATAAGCGTTGTCAGCGTCGTTGAGGTACTTCCGAATCCATTTCTCGTCGCCGTTGTTACGGGCCGGAACGATGTCGCGGAAATACTTGTCGAGCGGGATGGAGGCGACGATCTTGCCGTCTCCCCACCGCTCGCCGTCCTGTTTACTACGAAGTTCCTGATTGCGGTCGAGAACAGGGCCAACGCGTTCGTAAGTGCAGGTCTGAACCCCACCTTCAGGCAACGTCCTGATCCAGACGCGCGAATAGACGTCTTCCGCAAGAATTTCCCAGCCGTCGCCAGGCGGGCGGGAATCGAACGGATAGAGACCCGCAATCGGATCGTGTTCAGGCGCGTCCATCAGGCGAACGTGTGTTCCGTGACCTGTGCGATGCCGAGCTTCAGGGCACGGGCCGCTTCAGTCTTCGGGAGACGGATGGTTTCGCCCGCTGCGAGCTTCTTGAACACGCCAGCCTGCTTGATCATTTCGCCTGCATCGTCTTCGATCCAGATCGGCGCGTAGTTCTTGAGAAGCTGAACCTCCATCAACGGTTCGCCGCCAACGGTATCGCCTGCGAATTTCGGCTTCTCCGGCTCGGGGAACGCAGATTCCGCGATCACCATATTCTTCGCCACATCGGTCGCGGTCTTGATCGCAGCCATCTCATCGTCAGCACTTTCCTTGCGCGGACGGCCGGGGCCGCGCTTTTCATCTGCATCAGTCATGGAGTGTTCCTTGAATTGGAAAGGGCCGCCCGGAATGAGCGGCCCTCATGAAAAAGCTCGCGGTCAGGATCGATCCTGGATCGATCAGTGATCGCCCATCCACATGCCGATGATGGAGACGGTGCCGGTGACATCGATGTAAGAACTGGCATCGATGGTCGCGGCGGAACCCGACCAGTTGAGCACGATGTCGGCCGGCGTCGCCGTCCCGTTGATGGCGGTGGACTTCGCCCCCTCAATCAGGGAGCCGGTGCCGGTGCCGCTCGAAAGCGTGATAGCGATTTCGCCGCCGATATCGTCGTCGGTTGCGCCACCAAGCGCGCCGTCCGCCGCCGCAGCCTTTGCAACGGAGCCGATGCCAATGTCGAATGCAGCATCGCCCGCAGCCCCGGTCAGCGCCGATCCTTCGGCAAAGGCGGTATAGCTCTGCCGGCAGCCAAGAACGCTGAACGCGCCCTCCTTGAAATCGAAGAGCTTCAGCGCCCCGTACGAGCCGGAGCCGGCCGCGTCCGTGACAACGACGCGCGCCGCGCTGAGTGTGAAATCGAACTTGAACAGAGGGTACTCCACCTCGCGCACGACGAGGGATACGGAGCCTGAAGACGGCTGTGCCGCCTGCGCGCCGAACGCGCCAGCTTTCTCAGTAGTCATGGAATTGTTCCTTTGAAACGAAGATGGAAAGCGGGCGGCCGAAACCGCCCGTCAGCGATTAGCTGGAGGCGGTCATGCCGTAGATGTCGGCAATCACGCCGTGCGCCGCCTCGTTGCGGACGATCAGCGCCGTTTCGCACTTCAGGATGAAGCGTTCTGCGTCCGACGTCTTGGCCGCATCCGGGTCATCCTGAATCTTGCGCAGAAAGCCTTTGGCAACTTTCGTGCGGTCGATCAGGAACGCGTTGCGCGCCACCGAAGCGCCGGCCCGGCTCATCTGGCGGTTCGGAACCACGTCGATCAGACCGAAGTCCGAAAGATAGGCGTCCGCCGCGCCGACGATGGTCGACTGCTTGTTCGCCGACGCCGTGTAGCGCTGCTGGGCAACATCCGTATCCGACATGAAGGTCGAGAAGATGCGCTTTGCGTAGGGCGAAAGCATCAGGCAGTCGGGGTTGCCGCCGCTGTCGTAAGTGCTCTGGATCGTGTCGTCCAGAAGCGTCTTGGTCATGGCACGCTGGGCGCCGTTGGTCGCGGCATCCACAACACCGGTGGACGAATTGAACCCGCCGGAGGCCCCGCCACCACCAATGCTGTCGTTGGACTTCAACCACGCACGGAAGCCGGCAGTGCGGCGAGGAACGGCCGAAGAGCCCGCGCGTGAAGCCTGATTGGACAGGAACAGCGCCTCGATGTCGATGCGCAGTTCCACACCCTTCTTGTACTTCTCTCGCGTGGTCTCCTTGTCGCGACCGGCCTTGTCGACGGCCTCTTGCGTCTCGGAGACCTTGCCGCTCTTCGACATGATCTGGGTGTAGGTGCCCACTCGCGTCGTAGGGTCGGTTTCGTCATATTCGTAGGTGAAGCCTTCGACCTCCTCGTTGGTGAGATCGGGCGATCCGAGCGTATCGGTCTGCCACTCGGGGTGGCGGCTAGAAACCTTGACTTCCTTCAGCATCGAAAGAAACGGCGTCTCTTTCGGCGTGATGAGGGAGATTTCGTCGTGCAGTTCCTCACGATTGCCAACGGCATCGTAGGTGTCGAACGTATTCGTTTCTTGGGTAGACATGGGAAAGCCCCTTTAGCGTCTCGATGAACCAAAGGCGGCGATGGCATCTTCGATGCTGTCGAAACCGCCCTGCTTTCGCGCTCGCTGGAGCACTTCTGAACGTGCCTGCCGTGATGCCTCGGCTCCATCCACGCGGCGTCCCGGCTGCGCCACAGGCGACGCCGCAGCGGGCTTCGGCTGGGCCGGGCGGGGTGGATTGGTCCTGAGCTTGAACGCTTCGATCGCGAGTTCGGAGAGAAGGATCAGGCGGTGGTCAGACGCGAATCTCCGCAGGTCTTCGGGCTGAAAGCCAACCGACGCCGCGACGGCGTGCAAATCCTTCATGAACTGTTCCTGCTTGGCCGCATTCGATAGATACGGCCGCGCTTCACGCAGTTTCGCGTCTTCAGAACGCACATGCGCGTCCCAGGCTTCTCTTTGTTCCTGAGACTGCTTCTGCTGCTGATTCCGCAACGCGTGCTGGAGCTGCTGAAGCTCCCACGCTTTCTGCTGGTACAGGTCCCTGTCTCGCTCGTAAGCGATCTGCTTCTGCTGATTGCCGACGAAATCGCCCTCGATATACTCGGGCTGCTTCGGTGGCTGAGGCATCATCGACTGCGCGTAGTGAACCACCACGGGCAGCGTGTTGTTCAGATACTGTGCGTATTGAGCGCTTTGTACCGTCGCCTGATGGACCCGATGCCTGTCGGCTTCGAGTTCCTGTCTGGTTTTCGGTAGCTGCTGAAAATCGTCCCAATTCTTCTTGATCTCGGCGGCCGATACGATCGTTCCGTCGCGCAGACGGAATTTCGCCGTTCCCGGCACGCGTTCCCAATCGAATGGGTCCGGTTCAGCACTTGCCGGGGTTGCTTCAGCGGCTTCCGCCGCGTCTGCCGCTGCCGGCTGGGGAGTTTCCGCAGATGCAGGACTCGCCTGTTCCGCGACGCGCGACGCAGACAGTGCCACGGCATCGTCCAGCGTCATTTCGAGGGGGGTATTCCCGTCATGGCCCGCAGGCTCGACGGCTTGCACTTCGTTTTCCATGGAGTTTCCATCGGTTCCACGGGCTGGGATCGGACCAGCCTATGAGCGGACGCACCGCATTCGTGGGGTTACGCCGTATCGTGGCGCGGACGATGCGAGGCTTCGGCCTCGAATTCCTACAATGTGGGCGGCTGACGATCCGCAACCATTCCGGCGACGACAAGCGCGCCGAGTTCAGTCGCCAATTCGCGGATGACGACAACCTTGTCGAGGTGGTGCTTCCGCAGCTCATGCTCGTCGGGCTTGACGCGCAAAGCGGCCTCCAGAGCCTGATTCTCGATAGCCTTGAACACCTCGCCCATAACCTCGCTTTCGAGGATTTCCTTGGCTTTGCGGGCCTTCTCGCGCGTCAGAAGAAGCTGTGTTTCCCTGTCTTCCATCAGCCCGGCCCGCGAATGTTCAGATCAGGATTTGGCGACGGCTTCATGGCTTCCAGCAGATTGTTCTGCGCCGTCAACTCGGCTTCGTAAGCCATTTCCTCGCGCCGTAGAGCGAGATCGGCTTGCTGCGCCTGCCTGTCGAGTTCGATCTCAGCGGCGGTGCGTTCGCGCATACCCTGAATTTCCATCGCGTTCTTTTCGCGCTGCGCCTGCAAGTCCATGGCGTTGCGCTCGCGCTCGGATTGCAGATTGGCGGCGGCCTTCGTGCGCTGAAGCTCGATATCGGCTCGGGTTTCCATCGCTTTGCGCTGCATGTCCCCGGTCGCTTTCTGCCGCTCAAGCTGCGTCTTCTGCTGGAGCGCGACAATACGGGGGTCGGGCGGCGGAGGTCTTTTCGACTGCTCCTCGCGAATGCGGGCGATTTCATCCTGCGACAGTTCCGGAAAGAAGCGCTCAGCGTTCCGAATTCCCGTCGCCTCGGCAAGCTTCCTGTCCGTATCGAGCAGATTCCCGATATTGACGTACTCATTGAAGGGGCCGAGCGCGGCAATGTATTCCTTCTGGGACTGGCGAAGAGCCTGAAGCATCGCGGCATCTCTGTCACGGGAGCCCGTTCCAAGGCCGACGTTGATAACGACGTCCATGTCCGCGTCCCATGCGCGGGGGTCCATCTCAACCCACTCGTCGCGCAGCCTGATCTGCTTCGGCCGGTCCTGATTTTTGACAATGAGTTTCAGACAGCACGAGAACAGTCGTCTGAGACCCCCGAATTCCGCGATATTGCGCGCATACTCCTCGGTCTTGGCGAATATGGCCGACTGCACAGCATTCACCGCAGTCGCGGTCTGGTTTTGCAACGCATCGAGTCCAAGCGTCTGCGTCCTGTCCGACGCGCCGGTTCGCCGCGTTCCGACCTGATCCATGTATTCGAGAACCGGGGCAAGCTGGGGAACAATGTTCGGCGCCTCGACATAATTGAGGGCCGCCATATCGTTCACCCAAATCGTGCCGCCCCATGTCGGGTTGACGACCTCCCCCCATGACGAGGCGACAATGGCATCCTTGCGGGCAATCTTCTGCGGGTAGATCGTCTGATACGTGTTGTCGAGCATGGCACGGGTGACGACCGTCTTGACCCGCTGGATGTCGGCCATCTCGTCGTAAAGGCTTCGGCCGCGATAGGCATGCGGGCGTGGCTCCGGAACGATATCCGAAAAGGGAAGCTTGTCGCCCCACTCGTCGTTCGCCAGAAGCCCGCGCTCACCGATATGGCCGGCCACGACCACCTTGCGGCGCTCGGCTATGCCGTCGCCATCATAATCGACCAGCACATAGCATTCGAACACATCGACCAATTCTGTCGATGTGTCAGGAGCGCTGTCGCCGTCGTTCCAATCGTCGTCTTCACGAAGATCGGATTCATCGAAGTCGTCCGAGCCCTGGAACGCCGGCAGATCGTCTATTTTCTCGCGGTCATACCCATCCTTGATGAGGTCGGATCGCGTCCTTCGCTGTACGTGCGCGCAAAAGCGCGCTGTTTCATCGAGCACCTTGGCATGGCGTTCGATCAGGAATTCCTCGTTCGGCAGAGCCGAAATCCGCAGCCTTCCTGTGGACACAACCCGTTTGATCTTGAAATCATGCAGCATCGGAGGCTGCGGGATCGCATCTTCCGGGATGACAAGGGCTGGCTCCGTTTCGGCCATTTGCAGTATGGCCTGCGCCTCCGCAGGCATGACCCAATTCGGGTCCGGGTATATTTCGTGGTCGGAGACCTCTTCCACGTCCGGCCCGTTGACCACGGAGAGATATTCAATCTCGTTTTTGCCCGTGAACGCCTCTGTGGAATACTCGACCGACGAATCCCACCAGTGCTTCATCAAGCCGTTGCCGAGCAGCAGCCCGTCTGAAAAAGCGTCCCGGATGTGGCGATACCCGTTGCATTCACGCGTCAGGACGTAGTTCACATAGTCCGTCGCCTGAGCCGCCATTTGCTCCGAGACGTCCTTCCGGACGCGGCGGGGCTGTCCGGTCTTTTCATCGACCTCCATAACCTCCCGCATGTGCTGACGTGTCGGCTCGTACACGCCGACCCTATCGGACGAAAAAAACACCCGCAGAAGACCGGGGAGGATAAATCCATGCGTGTCCGCCACGTCGCGGCTGACAAAGCTGGAGCGGCCCTCCTCGTTCTTGAAGTCGACCTTGCCCTCGAAGAACTTGAGAGCCCATTCGCGATGTTTGTCGCGATCGGAACCGGCGAACTGCCCGGCGTCGTTGATCTGGGCATCAACAATTGCCAGAAGCTCGCCGTCCGTCATGGGACCGGAGCGTTTTGCCATTCAGCTTCCTTGCAGGGATTGGACCTGCCGGCGGTCAGACCACCGATATCTTGTTGCGCGCCGGCATGACCTCGCGCTCAATGAGGGCTTTGTCCCGATTGTACCAAGCCATGATGAGCGCATCGGCATCGTCCGTTGACGAGCCGAGCCGCTTACGAATGTCGTCCTTCATCTCGACCTGAATCTTGACGCCCTTGAGCTTCCATTTCGGTGCCGTGAGTTGGGCCTGAAGACGTGGGTCTGGCGGGATTTCGATGTCCGGATCGCCCGAAGGGTCAAGCGCTTCCCGCAATCTCCACCAGCTTTCCGCCCGAAGGTTCAGGAATTCGAGCTTCTTGTCCTTCGTTCGCGCTTCCGAGCCCTGCGAGGCAACGAAAGGATGCGCTTCGATTTTGTGATGCGTCCTGAGGTGATCGCGGGCAGAGCCGCCCCACCCGCCCGTAAGGTCAATGGTGATCGAGCTTTCATCTCTCCGTGCGTTCAGGATCATCAAGGCGACGGCCGGCCCGTCCGGCGTGTTGATGCCCTTCTCGCGGATCAAAGGCATGAAGCGCGAGCCGTGGAGAGGGGCAAGCACCGTGTTGTCGCCGCCGCCCTGAGCCACATCCACGCCAAGGCTGAGCATGGGAAGGCGCTTCTTCCCCTCGCTCTTTCGCCAACGCTCCTGCGCCAACAACACCCATTCTGTCGGGATGACCTGATACGGGTCGTCCTCCCGCCCCGCCATGAAGTCGCCATGCAGGAGCTGAGACCGAAGCGGCTCGGGCATCGCGTTGATCTGCGCACGATACCCGGTATCCCGAAGGTAGAGATTGTCATCCAGCTTCGACGGAATGAATGTGCGCGACAGCGCTTCGTACTCGACCCCGCTGATCACATGCTTGCCGGGTCCATCCACCCAGACGGTGCGAATTTCGTTCTTGTCACCTACCGTGACGGCCCACCGTAGCTCGCCGGGCTTGGCGGGGTTCGGGGACGCCGGGTCGAGCCATGGCGCAAACCATTCGACCAGCCATTGACCGTCGCCCCCAATTGGCGGGTTGGACCCAATTACTGCTCTGCATCGCAATCCATCGGCAGACCGGAGCCAACCCAGCACGAAGTTGACCTTGTACGCCGTGAGCTGCGCGCCTTCATCGAAGCCGATGAAGTCATGCGGACGCCCTTGCCATGACAATTCAGAGCCGGGGTTTTCCAGATGCCCGCACTCAATCAGTCGGTTGTCGTTCGTAACGAGACGCTTCTTGTTGCTGTCCGACTTGGTGTTGCTCGGGCTGATTTCCAGCAGACGATCCCAGAAGCCCTCCAGATCGGTCGATTGCCTGCGGAAAATAACCGAACGACGATGCTGCGTCAGCGCAAGGCCGCACAGAAGGTCGGATTTGCCGCCGCCCGCCGCTCCGCCATAGAGTAAGAGATCGGCATCGGAAAAGAAAGCTTCAGTCTGAGGCCCCGGTTGCGGCAACCACTTTTGCGACAACTCCCTATCAAGCGTCTTGTCGAGGTCTGCCTTATCCTCTGGCGACATCTCAGCCAGAAGGGCTTTCAGGTCAGCAAACCCGTCCACAGGGCTCAAGCCTTGCCGGATACTTCTCGCTTGGCCTTCGACGCGAGGAACGCCATGGCCTTGGCGCGGTCCAGATCGGAGACTTCGCGCATTTCGATAGGACCGCCGTTCGGGCCGCCAATCTCGACACGCTGCTTCGGCGATTGAAGCCGCGCGGCCTTGTCTATGGCGTTCACTGCGGCGTTTACTCTCTGCGGGTCGAGATCGAGGTCTTCAATCACCCGACGCGCCAGTGCATCCATGCGGTCGGCGTAGGCCTCAAGCCGATCGTCTCTCGCACACGTTAGTTTGTCCCGAAATTCGGGCTTTTCCTGACGCCAGCGATAGACGGTAGTGTCGGATGGCATGTCGGTATCGCCGCAAACAGCGAGAACAGAGCGCCCTCCCGCGACGCGCCGGCAAAACTCGTCTGCAATCGCGGCGGAATAATCTGTTGGCCTGCCTGCTGGCATATCATCGCCCAGCGGACGCACCGCTGCCCTTGTATTGCCTGTCGCTCGTCCGCGCGGATGAGCGCTTGCGGTTTTGATCGCCGTATTCCCCTGATTGCCCGTGGCGGAATTGTCCGCCCGAAGGCGCGCGAGGCCGATCCACGGTGATGTCTTCCATCTCGATCAGAGGCTAGTCCACTGACGGCTGGCAGCAGTGAGGAGAACGCCGGTCTCCGGTTTTCCGAAAGCATGGCTAAATCGGCGATACGCGCGACCCAAAAGCCTGTCGCGATAGTCGACCCCGATTTTGAACATTCGTATAACCATTCCATTCCGATTGTGGTGGCCATACTGCGGAATAATAATTTCCTCTTGCGCTTCGCAGAAGTGACGCCACTTTTGCATTTTTCTGGCAGCTCGCTCGCAAACGCGGGCATACAGATGGTCAATCACCAACAACTCATTGTTCACCACGTCCTTAGGAACATGGCCCCCATCGACGTCACGAAACTCGTGCCGCCATTCTGCATATCCAGTACTAGCATGAAGGACATGGGTGACGACCTCTATCTCCCCATACGCCAACGCCCTCAGCCTTGCTTCATAAGGTTCTACACCGGCCAAGAGGTCAGCGAGGCTCTCTCTTTGCAGTTTCTGATATTCCATTCCTGCACCTATCAGCACCATTGGAGGATCGCAGGGAGGCTGGCTGGTGCGGGCCAGTTTTCGCGCCGTCGCGCTATCCCTGCGAACGAGTATTGAATCTCGCGGCCAGTCCTTGATTCAAGCCCGTCCCAGCCGCTCGAAGAACGTTGTGCCCTCCGGGTTCGGCGTGAGACGACTCGCGTTGTCGCTGCTCTTTCCGTTCGACTTCCCGGAGGCGAGGTTGCCCATAAGGCCCTCCAACGTCACCGGGTTTACCTGCTGGTCGATCAGGCCAAGGATGCTGTTGATCATCAGGTTGCCCTGCGAATAGGGATCACCAAGCTGGCCTGTCGCCATGTTCGGGTTGGCGTAATCGGAGAACACGCCGTTCATGGCGTTGATGCCGAAGTTCGCGGCGCGGGCCTGATCCTGCCAGTTACCGGACCTGGATGGGCCTAGCAGGCTAGCGATGTACTCGGGCGAGTTCAGATAGGCGCGCTGGTCTTCAATCTGCTTCGGCTGCTGGCTTGAGAGGTAAAGCGCATGCTCCGGGGTGCGCTGAAGGCCCGCCCGGATAGCCGCTTCGGACGGGTTCTTGTTCTTGCCAAAGTCTTCTACAAGCTTGTCGATCTCCCACTGGACCGGAGCGCGGCCAAACAACTGCATGTAGATCGACGGGATGACGATCGACCAGTCCGTGTTGCCGATCGTCGGCAGATCGGCGACGGTGTAGGGCGTCGCGGCATTGTTTTGATCTGCCATGTCGTGCCTCTACCTACTCGCAGCCAAACACGATCTGACGCTTGGCGCGCTCCATTAGGATGAGCGTTTCGCCGGCATTGGCGCTGCCGCTGATCCAGATTTCGCCGTCTTCCGTCTCAGCCGGAACAGCGAGGATCGTGAAGCCCTGCCCCTTCGCCTCTTCGAGGATCTGATCAGGGTCGAAGCGAAAGCCCTCGCCTACAACGACGGGATCGAACTTGAGGACTTTCGCTGTCATGACGCTCACGCTGCCGAAGAGCAATTCTGCCTGTGCGGATGCTCCGGATAGCGAATCCGATTATCGCCTACCGGATATCCGTACCGTTCATGCTCTTGCTTGCAGAGCGCATAGGCTACTTCCCATGCCACGTCCGCGTTTTCGTACTCGCCGCGCGTTGCAACGCCGCCAGAGCACCCGTTCGCGCCTTCCTCGTACCGCGTAATGACGTATCGCGTCACAGGCTTCACTCGATATTCGAGCGAGCCGAAGTCTTGAGCTTCGTTCATATCAGTTTCCTTTTCGCTGAAAGCGACGGCCGCAGCCGCCTATCCGGACGATCCGGATTCCGGTTCCCTTGCGGAGGTGCTATCCTCGCCGGGTGAAACTCTTCCTCGCCGCCCTGCTTCTGCTGACCTCGCCTGCTATGGCGGGAGACATCGTGGGCAGGGCATCGGTCATCGACGGCGACACGATTTCCATCCACGGAACGCGCATCCGTCTCGACGGCGTGGACGCGCCTGAGAGCAGCCAGTATTGCCGGGATGCGCAGGACCGCGATTATCCATGTGGCCGTATCAGTGCCGATGCTCTGGACTCATTCCTCGCCGCGTCGAGGCCGACAAGTTGCCGCCAGGTCGATACCGATCGCTACGGGCGCGTTGTCGCCGAATGCCTCAGGGCCGATGGCAAGTCAGTCAACGCGTGGCTCGTGCTCAACGGCTTTGCGATTGACTTCAGGCGCTACAGCAGAGGCAGGTATCTGCCAGAGCAATCCGAGGCCCAGCGCCACAAACGCGGCGTCTGGCGCGGGACGTTCGTCAACCCGGATGATTACCGCCGCGTGAAGCGGGGGAGTTAGCCATCGTCCTGATTTGCTGCGAGGGCGGTCCCAGGCCCTTGAAGGTGCCGGCGGCGGGCTCACGCTGCCCGGTGCACTACCGCCTCTGCCTCGCATCTCGTTTCCCGCAGTGGCGGGGAATGGTGAGAATCAAAAAGGCCCCTAATTATATACTTGACAAAGTACGGGCCGATTTCGTAGATTGCGGGCATAGGGGACACCGCAATGAAACTCGACAGCCCGATCTTCCAAGACGCCGATGCAGCCCGCGAGCATCTTGAAGCCCAGCGCTGGCCGCATGGCCCGAATTGCCCACATTGCGGCAATGCTCGCGCCGACCGCATCACCAAGATGGAAGGCAAGGCCCACCGTCCCGGCCTCTACAACTGCATGGAGTGCCGCGAGCAGTTCACCGTGACTGTCGGCACCGTGTTTGAGCGCTCCAAGATCTCGCTCAACAAGTGGATGCTGGCTACCTTCCTGATGACCTCATCCAAGAAGGGCATGAGCGCTCACCAGCTCCACCGCATGTTGGGCGTCACCTACAAGACCGCTTGGTTCATGGCGCACCGCATCCGCGAGGCCATGAAAGAAGACGTGAAGTCGTCTGGCCCGCTTGGCGGCGAAGGAAAGACCGTGGAAGCCGACGAAACCTACATCGGCAAGCGCGAGACGCCCCGTGAGTATGCGCGTCCTCGCGCCCGCAAGAACTGGAAGCCTACCAAGTCGGGCAAGGCTGGCGGCGCGCAGAAGCGTATCATCGTCGGTCTTGTCGAGCGCGGCGGCAAAGCCCGCATGTTCCATTTGAACAACGCCACGAAGGACACCGTTCGCGAAGTGTTGGTGCGTAACGTGCCCCGCACGTCCACGCTCTACACCGACGAAAGCCGCCTCTACACCCTGACCGGCGAGGAATACGCCAAGCACCGCACCGTGAAGCACTCAGGCGGCGAATATGCCCGTCGTGAAGGCGGGGTGGTCGTTCATACCAACACGATTGAGAACGTGTTCTCCGTCTTCAAGCGTGGGATGGTCGGCGTCTACCAGCATTGCGGCGAAGCCCATCTTCACCGCTATCTCGCTGAGTTCGATTTCAGGTACAACCGCCGCACCGCGCTCAAGGTCACCGATGCAGAGCGTCACGACCAGTTGCTCGCCATGATCGAAGGCAAGCGCCTCACCTATCGGCGGATTGGTGAAGCCGGTCACGCCTAAGCAGAAGGCGCGCAGACTTCTCCACAAGCGGAAGAAACAGCGATTCGACTCTGGGTAGCAAATCGCTATTCTGAACTCGGCTGACGCGAGCCAATCATCGCCACAGTGAGGCTGGACCGATGACCAAGGCACTCACGCCAGCAAGACCCATACCGGGGTCTGTGTCCCCTGCGGTACAGGGGGCTAATGGCTCGGCGTTCTCTCAAACAGAATGCCTTGCCGAATGGTTGGCTTCAATCCTAGGTTGGGCCGATCTAGCGCCAGCACAGGGCGCGAACAAAATACTTCGTGGGTTTAACAGCCTGCGGCGCCGTAGGCCTGATCAGAGGCAAAAGCCGATGTTGAGGCTTTCGATAAACGTACAGTTGGAACTCTCGGCTCCCAAGGTCGGGCTAGTGGTCTCACTACTCGCCCTTCTTGTGAGGTGGTTGTTCTAACGGGGGGCGGCGGGCTTCGGCCTGCCGCTTCTCTTTTTGAGGTGCGTCATGAGGCTTCGGCGGCGTCTTCAGCATCCGCTTCAGCGTCTCGTTGAAGCGGTCTTCCTCGGATTTCTCTTGATCGGTCTCGACCATGGATGATGCCGCTCGCGTTGAAAACTTCCGGAAACTCTACACTGCCGTAGGCCAGATGACGATACGCTGGGGCGGCCTTGAGATGGCTGTGGACTCCCTTGCCTACACGTTCTTCAAGCGCCAGGTTCCCGCACCGACAGAGTTCCCGCGCTCCATCAAGAGCAAGGTGGAGTACCTCAAACGATGCTTCAAGAGCGCCGATCTGGCGGCGTTCAAGGAAGATGGCCTAGCACTGGTCCGACGAATAAAGACGGGGTCCGAAGAGCGGAACTGGATCGTCCACGGCGTGGTGACGGACGTTCTCCAGTTTGAAGCTGCTGGACCGCTCCGCCTTCAGAAAACAAAGTACCTGCCTACAGACCTCCAGATGGAGCGCAAGGTAACTTCCCTGCGAAACATCGATGAGCACTCAATCCTTTTCCAGATGCTCACCAACGAGGTTCTGAGACTCGACTACGCAATCCAAAACGCGCTGGACAACGGTACGGGCCACATCGGCCCATAACTCCCCTTTGTCCTCTGCGTGCCACAGCATCCTACTGATTTCGCGCTCTAACGCCTCACGCTGCTCTGTCGTGAGATTGCCGGCCTGTCCCGTCTTTTTTACCGAATCGGCCATGCTTTGTCACGTATATAATTAGGGATCTCCGCGTAGAGCGGTTCGGGTCGCACGGGATGTCCTGATTTTTTGGAGCGGCCGCAATCTGCCATCGGCGCAATGCGCCAGCTTGTGATTTATCTGCCTTATTCGGTTACCGCAGTCAATCCCTTTTTGCACGTCGGTCCTCATTTGTTGTGCGCTCCCTATAGAGCGACAAATCATGCTTGGACGGCATCTGGTACTTCGTGACGGGCTTGCTGGAGGCCTTTACGGCAATGCCCCATATCCTCGCCAAGTCATCGAGCGACGTGCGCAGATTGTCCGTCGCAGTCAGCCTGTCGCGCTTCGCGGTGTAGATTTCCGTCATCGCAGCCCCTTCCCCGCACACCCGGCGAACCAGCTCGTAGTTTCGTTCTCCCAGCACATGCTCGGCCTCAGCCAGCTTACGAGCCGCCGCCATCTGGGCAACGTCGATCGGGTCGGCGATCTGGCCGCCGTCAACCTTGTCCCGGCTATAGTCGATCGCTTGCGCGCCCGCGCCGCCGATGGCCTCCCAATGCTTCCTGAACCGCAGAGCCGCTTCCGCCTGCCCCTTGTCGATCAGCTTTCGCGCGGCCAAGGTCCCGACTGCGCTTTCCCGCACATTCACCGCGGCGCGGATTTTGCGCGGTATGCTGACTTCGCCCTCAAGGTCAGGTCGCCAGTATGGATTATCGACAAACTCCGTCTGCAATTCGATCTTGCCGAATGTCAGCGGGTTCTTCTTTCGCCGCTTCCTGATCTTGCCCATCCACAGTCCCTTTTTTTGAGTTTCGCCGCCTGTTGTGCTATGTGCGGCATTGGATAGTTCGGGACTGATTTGCAGCCGCTGCCGGGGTTATTCGGTGGCGGTTTTTCTTTGGCGTCACATGTCATGTTTTGTTCTGATGCCTTGGATTGAGAACGATCCACGCGTTGGGCTAAACTCATCAAGGATGGTCTCAACCGCATGACGGATGCGCGCCGGCTTCTTGACGCCGTAGGAGAGAAAGACGTCAACGATATTCAAGCCGTATTCATGAACAAGGGCGCGCAATTCTGGGCTCATAGCATCGATGCGAGCCATTCGGTTTCGTCTCTTTCGCTCGACCATGCTTTCGAAGTCGATGGGATCGAGCATATCTATCTCCTCACATCAGCCTGAGATAACCG